TTAAAAGCTAATAATATGGATGATCCAGATGCTGCCGTTTCTTATTATGCTAATGAAGTTAAAAAAGTACAAGACACTAATCATAATTTTAATGGTTTGTTTTCTAAAAAAATATTTAAAAATTGGGTTAATAAACAAGGCACAGAAGATTTAATTACTATTAAAGGCAATAGCACAAAATTATTTATAGAAAAAGCAAGATCTACTGAGTTAGATTATTTAACAAGTTTAAGTAAAAAGGCTTTATATGGATCAACTCAACTTGAAAAAGATAATGCTGCTAAAGAATTAAAAATAAGATTAGATACAAAATCAACAGAAATTTTTGGTAGTACAATTGGAGATGTTAAAAAGAAAATCTCAAGAGATATAGCTTTCTATGGATATAAAAATGTCGGTGCAGCAGATCAAGCTGCAGCTATAAAGATGGCAGAAAAAGACGATAGATTAGATATAGAAGATGTTCAAAAACTTAAATCTCATTTTACAACTGCAAACACAACATCAACAAAATTAATTAATTCAGAATTAACTAAGATGAATGAGATGGCTGATAATGGTATTATGCCAGAATTAGATTTACTTGAAAGTTATCTTAAAACTGGAGAGGCATTAGGTAAAAACGAATTAGTTTTTAAAGCACAAAAATTAAAAGCTAAAATTGCTTTAGTTGGATCATTAAACATAATGACACCAGTACAAATAGATAGTTTTATTAAAGAAACTCAGGCAAACATTTTTAAAGATACAGATGGAACTTCAACTGTATTATATGATCAACTTAAAACAGCTAAAAATTATTTAGCAAATTTACGAACTGATTTAGAAAAAGATCCTATATCAGCTGTATCTAAAAGAGGGACTTACGAAATTGAGACACTAGATTTTCAAGAATTTTCTGGAGATATAAAAGGTAATTTTGAAACTTTTAAAGAAAAAATGATTGACAGAAAATCTAAAGCTGAAAGCATTGGTGTTGTTTATGGAGTAGAAAACAAATATTTATCTGAGGCAGAGGCTACTCAAATAACTTCTGTACTTTCTAAAATGGATAACCCAGAACAAATAAGATTTTTATCTCAAGTATTAGTAGAGGGTTTTGGTAGTGCAGCTCCAGATGTATTTGCACAACTACAAGAAAAAGATGCGTTCCTAGCTCATATAGGAGGATTAAGTATTGTATCAGAGGGAAGAGAAAATAAAGCTATTGATATGGCTATTGAGGGTTATCTCCTAAATAAAAATGAAAATATAGATATTAAAATTTCAGATACAGATAAGAGAATGTCTATAAATAAATATCAAGATGTTTTTCCAGAAAATTTTGAAACATTAAATAATATTATTGGAACAGCAGATAATATTTATGCTGCAATGTATTTTGGTACATCAAAATATAAGACGGGAGTTTTTGATAGAAAATTATACAATAAAGCAGTTGAGATGGCTCTTGGTAAAAATGAAAGTTATGGTGGTGTATCTGAATATAAAAATCATAATGTTCATGTTCCAATGTGGTTAAAAAATAATGAATTTACTGATTTTGTTGATTGGTTAAAAGACAATCCAGATATGCTTGCTAAATCAAGTGGTACTGAAATTAGGGGAGAAGATGAGTTTGGTGGAGAATTTTTGCCAGGCGATCCCGTTGGTAAGTACGATGGCAAAGTAAGATCTATACAAATTTTTGAAAATGGAGAACCTTTTTTAATAAGTGTTGGTTATGGTAAATTTAAAGTTGCAATGCAAGATCATCCATCAGATCCAAATGGCGATCCTAGATATGTTATAGATGGTAATTTTGCAAAAGAGGGAAATAATTTTTTTATAATTGATTTTAATAAAGTTAGATCTGATTGGGAAACTAGATAATGTCTTTTGTCTTTGATGAGAAAAAAGCAACAAATTCGTTAGGAGAAACTTCCTGGGCAACTGGCAATAGAACTGATTATATTACAAACTTTAGAGCTAGCTTTGATGCAATGTATGCTAGTGATAGATTTGATAGTGAGCAAAATTCTTTTAGAAAAGAATATAGTTTAGTCGTAGATCACTTACATAAAAAAGGCTACATGGATTTTGATAATCCTTTTAAAGATAACGAGGATGTTCCACTTGGACCAGAAGATCCTAGAGCTGTTGCTATAAGAGAAAGTGAACAAGTATTAGAACCATCAAGAGAAGAAAATATTATTAGCTTTTGGGATAAAGTAAAAGAGCTGCCTCCAGAATTTCAAGAAGAATTAACTACACTTGGTTATGGTAATCAAGAACAATTCTTTGAAACAATGGGTACAAAGATAAAAGCGCTGCACGAAAAGCAAGCTGATATATCTAGTAGATCAACTGGTTTTGGAACTGCTGGAAATTTAGCTGGTTCTTTTTCTGCTCTTGTCACAGATCCTTTAGTTATGGCTAGCTTACCTATTGGTGCAATGTATAATGTTCCAAGAACTGCGTTAGCAGCCGCCTGGAGAGTTGCCTGGGTAGAGGGTTTAATAGGAGCTGCTGTTGAAGTACCAATACAAATTTCAGCTCAAGGTTTTAGAAAAGATGTAGGCTTACAAACAGAAATAGAATTATTTGGTAAGACAGTTAATTTAGGAGTTTTAAATACATTAACTGTTGGAGCTGGTTCATTTCTTTTAGGTGGTTTGCTGCAAGGTGCAATTAAAGGAACTCCAAAAGGTGTTAGAGCTTTGAGACAAGCATTAAGCAAATCAAGTGATGCAGAAATAGAAAAAATATCTACAGCTCTTAAAATAGAAAATCCACAAGAATTATCTAAAATTAAAGAGCCAGAAAATCCTTTTGAAGATAATCCTATTTCAAATAAAATAGATACTGAAAATCACAATGCAGCACAAAATCAAGTTTTAAATGATGTTCAAACAGAAATAAAACCTATTGAACAAAAAATAAAACAAAAATCATTAAACGAAATTCAAGCCAATGTTGAAAGATATAAGCCAGAAGAAATAGAATTTGATCCAGCCAACTTTCAATACAAAACAGATGGAGATGCTAGCGGTGTATCTAATAAATTAAAAAATGTGACTGAATGGGATGAGCCTAGTGCTGGTGCAGTTTTAGTTTATGAGTTTGCAAATGGTACTAAAGCAATTGTTGATGGACACCAAAGATTAGGGTTAGCAAAAAGATTATCTGCACAAGGAAAAAAAATAGAATTATTAGCTTATACTTTTAGAGAAGTTGATGGAGTTTTTCCAGACGAGGCAATGGTTAAAGGTTTAATGATGAACCTTAGAAATAATACTGGTACAGCAATTGATGCTGCTAAAATTATGAGATCTAGGTTTGGAGCTGATTGGCAGCTTTTTGAAAAATCTTTACCCGCTAGAAGTAATTTAGTTAAAAATACTAAAGGTTTAACTGAGCTTAGTGATGATGCTTGGGGTATGGTAGTTAATAATAAAAATTTAGAAAATTTAGGTTCAAGAGTTGGTACAATTATTGAAGATAAATCTTTACACGCTAATATTATTAAAGTTTTAAAAGATAAAAAATTCACAAGTTTAGCTGAGTTAGAGCAAACATTAAGATTAACAAATACCTTACCCAAAACTATTACAAAACAAGATACACTATTTGGTTCAGATTTTTTTGCAGAAACTCTATTAGTAGAAAGATCACAATTATTAAACTGGGCAAAAAACAATATAACCAAGAGAAGTAAGGCTTTTAAGACTATTGTTGAAAACGATACAACTTTACAAAAAGCGGGAAATAAATTAAACAAATTAAACAATGAGGAGCAAAGAATAATATATGAGCAAGTACAAGAACGATTTGAACAAGTCGCAACCCAAGCTGGATCCGAACTCTCAGACAAGCTCACAAAAGCAGCTCAACTCCTTAAAGAGGGAAAACGAGGGGATGCTGAAAAACTCTTCCAACAAGCTATCGATGACGCAGCTGCAAAAGGCGATTTTAGAGGGAGCGTTGTTAGCAGATCAAGCGGAGCTGACAAAACTGAAATTGAGACACAAACAATACCTAACAAATACGAAGAAGATTTAACTACAAATAAATTATTTAGTGAACCTCAAAAAGGTTATGCGTCTGAGGATGTATCACTTGCAGATACAGTATTAGGCGAGGGAATTTCTAAAGCTATAAATGATGAAGTTGGTAGTGGTGGTAGTGTAAGTACATCTCCAGCAGTTAAGTCATTATCTATTACCCAGGATTTAGCTGAGGGATCCCAACGAACAAATGCTACTCCACCATCTACTGTACTAGCAGATGCTACAGCATCTCCTCCGTCATTACGAGGATCTGATAATATTTCTATTGGTTCTACAAGCTCCATAAGTAAAAGAATTATATATCATAGCATTAATGACATCAACGAATTAAAGCAATTAGCCAAAAAGAACTATGATGGTTATTTAAGTTTTCTTAATAAATTTAAAGAAAAACATAAAGCCAATATAGATATAAGTCTAAAAGATGACGCAAGTTTGGCAGAAAAGCTAAAAACTCGTAATATTGAGGAAGTATCTGACTTATTAAGAGCTAGAATTGATGTTGATAGTATTGATGCTGCTAGAGCTGTAGCTTTAGATATTAAGGGAACTGTAAAAACTATTGAGTTTGATGACTTTTTAAAAACAGCAGATGTAAGAAATTCTGGATCTGGATATAGAGGAATACATATGCAGCTTTTAACAAAAGATGGCATGACAGTTGAGCTACAAATTAGATTAAAATCAACTTCTGAAATATTAACTAGATCACACAAACTTTACAAAATGAAAGCAGACGAATTTAAAACTGCTAAAGGTAAAGCAGCTTTTGAAGATGCTAAATTACAAATTAAAAATGAATTAGATGATGCTTGGTTTAGAGCTTTAAGCAAACAAGATTTAGCCTCAGAAGAATTAATAGATCAACCTATTCATGTGGGGACCAGGATAGTTGATGGAGAAGAAGTAGATATAATTAAACCCGTTAGAGAGTTTCTTGAAGATGATGCTAAGGCAGCACAAGCTCTTGAAAGATTAAAGGATTGTAAATGAGTTATTTAAAATGTATTAGCAACGCTCTTAGAGATGGCGAGATGACTTCTGATGCAGCAGACGCACATAGAATAGAATTTGATAAACAATATCAGAAAGCCAAAAATAAAGGCATGAATGATTTTGAGGCAGAAAGATTTGCAGCTAAAGAAACTTGGGATGTAAAATTACAAGATAGACTTAGAGTAAAAAATCAAGCATTAAAACAAGCTAGAGTAAATGCACAAAATAAATTTACTGCATTAAATCATAAAAACGTAAAAGGCGAAAAAGATATTATCGAGGGAATAAGATCTATTTTTGATCAAGATGGTTCTAATCAAATTGTATCTATAACTAACATGAAAAGATCTGAACTTGGTTTGGTTCACGCTCCATTAGCAGCAATGATGGAAAAATTTAGAACTGGTTATTTTGGTAGAAGAAATAAATTACAAAAAATGACTATGCCTTTAGTTGTTAAAGAAATTTTAGAGCCAGGCTCAACAGCTAACCCATTAGCAAAAGCCTTTGCACAAGCTGTTAATGAGGCAATGGAAATTGCTAGAACTAGAACAAATCAATTTGGTGGCAATGTTGCAAAGATAAAAGGAAACTATTTACCACAACCTCACAACTCAACAAAAATTGGTAGAGTACCTCAAGAAGAATGGACTAACGATATTATGTCTTTTTTAAATCTTGAACAAATGATTAACAGCAAAACTGGTAAATCATTTACGCAAGCAGAATTACTTTTAGAAATGCCAGGCGTTTATAATGCAATTAAAACTGAGGGTGTAAGTAGATTAACTCCTGGAGTAAGAATGGGATCTTCTTCACTTGGCAGCTCAAGATTAGATCATAGATTTTTAATTTTTAAAGATGCTGAGAGTTATATGGCATATCAAGCTAAGTATGGAGATGAAGATGTTATCTCAACTATTTATCAACACTTAGAAAGTATTAGTAGAGATACAGCAATGATGAGAGCTTTGGGACCCAATCCTAATTCTGGTTTTAGATTTTTAAAAGATATAATTAGAATTGAAACTAAAGATTTAGATCTTAAACCTCAAAGTAAAATTAGAGGTAAAATTGAGGGTTTAGAAAATTTATATATGTCTCATTCTGGCAGATTAAATAGTGCTGCTGATAAAGGTATAGCAAATGGTTTTGCTGGTCTAAGGCATATGCTAACCTCTTCTGTAATTGGATCCGCTGCTTTACTTGCATTATCAGATTTTGGATTTTCAAGAATGACAAATAAATTTCTTGCTTTACCAGCATACAAAGCAAATAGAAAAACTTTATCTTTACTTAAAGATGGATTGAAAACAGATAAAACTTTTTCAAAAGTTGCTATTAGATCTGGTTTAGTTGGCGAACATTGGAGTACAATTGCATCAGCTGCTAATAGATATATGATTGATACTGATGCGCCTATGCTTTCAAAAATGATGAGTGATAGTGTTTTAAGAGCATCTGGATTATCTCATTTAACTCAAGCTGGGCGTTGGGCTTTTGGTACTGAGTTTATGGGTTTTATGGGAGATAATTTTAATTTAAGTTTTAAACAGTTAGCAGCCAAAACAAAAAAAGCAAAACTTCAATCTTATGGAAATGATAATTTTACAAAAACTTTAGAAACTTATGGAATAAGAGAGGGAGATTGGGATGTTATCAGGCAAACTAAATTATATGATGCTGCTATTGATGATCCAAATATTCAGCCTGGACAAGCATTATTTTTTAAACCCATGGATCTATTAAAAAGAACTGACATATCAGAAGATTATGCAAATCTATTACACTCAAGAGTAATGGAAATGATTTTTACAGAAACCGATCATGCTATACCAACTGCATCAATAAGAGGTAGAGCAGCAGTAATGGGTAAAAATAAACCTGGGACTTTTGCTGGAGAAGTTTTAGCATCTGGCTTAATGTTTAAAAACTTTGCAATTGCAATTGGTTTTACTCACATAATGAGAGGATTAAGACAAACTGGATTAAAAGGTAAAGCTGGTTATCTGGTTCCATTTATAGTTGCTACAACTGTTATGAATGCGTATTCGCATGAAATGAGAGAAATGTTAAAAGGCAGAAACTTAGTTAATTTTAAAGATATGAGCGGAGAGCAAATATATCAATACTGGGTTAAAAGAATTATTGGCGGTGGAGGCTTAGGTATCTTTGGAGATTTAGTTTATCAAGAGGCAGAGGGTGCAAGTTTTGGTACTGATGTCACAGATGCTTTATTAGGCTTACCAGTAGCATTTATGAAAGATGCTTTTGGTCTAGGTGTTGAATTAACAAGATATATGCCTGGCGGTAAAGATCCAAATTTAGGTAAAGAATTTTCTAATTTTATTAAAAAATACACTCCAGGTAGCTCATTATGGTATCTTAGAGCTGCATGGGAAAGAATTATAGTTGATACTATGGAAGAACTTATTAATCCTGGTTTTCACAAAAAGAATAACGACACTATTAAAAGATACCAAAAGAATGAAAATAGAGATTATTGGTGGTATCCAGGCGAAAAGTTGCCGTCAAATACACCAGAAATTTCTCAATAATAGTTATAGACAGAATTGACAAATTAATTTAACAAGAAAAATATAGTAGGAATATATCGCCTACAATTTTTCCCATAACAAAAAGAAATAAAAATTATGACAGTATCAAGTTTAAATACAAAAAATTCATATAATGGAGACGGCTCAGCAACATCGTTTGCTTATCAGTTTCCTATTCATAGCACAGCTGAATTAACTGTAATAGAAAGAGCTGCTAACGGAACTGAAACTATAAAAAGTTTAGGCAGCCATTATTCAATTACCGATAATGGTACTTCGGGTGGAAATGTAGTTTTTGGATCAGCTCCAGCATCTGGTGTGACAGTAGTATTATTAAGAAATACTAACTTAACACAAGAAGTTGATTATATCGAAAATGACGCTTTCCCAGCTGAGACGCATGAGGCAGCTATTGATAAATTAACTTTACAAATTCA